TTTATTCCTCTTGCGTTATTAAATTATTTTCGTCAGAATCAGATAATCAAGCAATTAAGGGAAAAATTAAAGTAGGAGATAAGTTGATTGAAGAAAAGATTGGTAGAAAGATTAGGTGGGAATTACAGTTTTCTAAAACCTCTCCAGGTTTTCAGTCTGGTGAGTATGATTTTTATTTTAGAGGTGATGATGTTGGTATTGATAAGATAGGTGATCTTGTTGATACAGCAGAACAAATGGGGATGGTAAATAGAACTGGTGCTTGGTATCAACTTGATGATGGCACAAAAGTTCAGGGTAGAGATGCATTTATTGATAGAGTAAGAGAAGACTTAGATTTACAAGAACAATTAAAACTAAAGGTAGCAAATGCCTGAAAATTTTTCTACATATAGAGGAAAGTTTTATTGTCAAAAATGTAATGATGAGGTTGTTGTTTGTAGATTGTGGACTGAAACAAGAGATTTAACTTGGATGTGTAGTAAGAAACATATATCAAAAGTTAGCCTTATTCCAAAAAGTAAAAAGGATTATGAAGATGAGTGAGAGATCAGAATCAAAAAGAATAGGCGCTAAACAGCATAAGAATAGTGGTAGAAATACTCACAAGGGAGATGCCACATGGAAAAATTTTACAGTAGATTTTAAAGAGGTTGGAAAATCATTTACTCTAAATCAAAAAGTTTGGTCTAAAGCCGTTACAGATGCTATTAAAAATAATAATGACCCAGCCATAATTGTTGTGATTGGCGAGGGCACAAATAAGGTTAGACTTGCAATAACCGAATTAGCAATACTTGAACAATTCGTAGATGGTGTATAATGTAACTATGGATACTAATAAAAATGAAATTCGAGAAACAGCAGAAATGTGGAAATACTTAACTGGTTTTGAAAAATATAAAAAACCTTTGCCAATTTATATTTCTAATCCATTTACTCAGGATCAATTACAAAGACTAAGAGATGAAATAAATTCTTGCATGAAATATTTAGATTCAGAAGTTTATACAAAAGTTCCTGGAGACCAAGAAGAGTATACTTGTCCAACAAATAGGTTTGCCCCTAAAAGAGTTGTACACATGTCAAGATTATTGACAGAATTTGAATGCCCACAGGATATTATAGATGTTATGGATTCTTATGTAAAAGAGGTATACCATGAAGAAATTAAATTATGCCATTATACTTATATTGAATATAATTTAAAGCATGGAAATGGTAAAAACGTGCCAAGTTTGTCTCCACACATTGATGGAGATGAAAATCTAGTTACATTTAATATACAAATAGGTGGAAACATAGATTGGGATTTAATAGTAGAGTCAACCCCTTACAATTATGAAACAATTAGTTTAAAAACTAATGATGCAGCATTATTTTCTGCTGTTAATCAAGTACATTGGAGACCACCAAGAAAATGGAAAGATGGGGAATATGTTGAAATTATTAGTTTCGATTACTGCCCTTTAGATAATTATAAATTTGTTAATAAAATAAATCCTATTGATGCTCGTATTAATTTTAAAAAAAGACAAGAATATATAGAAAGTTTAGGAAATAATAAAAGATTGCAAAACGCATGGACAATATATAATAAAGATTTAAAAGAATTAAATAATTAAAACGATTGGAAAAAAATGGAATTAACCACAACAACATTAGAACAACTTAATGATCTATCAGACATTGCAGAGTATATGGAAGATGAAGATCTTACAACTGCACTTACTATGATTGCCAAACTTATTATTAAACCAGATATTCCAATTCAAGTTGCAACCTTAGAAATTGTTAGACTTCAGGCTATTGCTGCTAAGTTGGCATTAAAGGCAACTTGGATGGCAAATGTTGACAAAAGTAACAGGGGAAAGAAAAACATTTACTATACTGCAGCAGAGGCAGTAAACAATTTAGTGTCAGCACTGAAATATATCACCAGATAGTGTATACTTATCTAAACAAAGGAATATAATGACTAAAAGTTTACTACAACAAGTAATGGTAAAACAAACAAAGGCAGAAAGTCACATAGATACTAAATCTTTAGTTGAGGCTATTGAAAAAGGCTATCTTGTGGGTCGTGACAAAAAGTTTGTTCAAAAGAAAACATTTGCTCCATCAACAATTGCTTATGGGTTTGGTGAGTGTGCTAGATATTGGTACTTAGCCTTTGATGGCAACGAGTTTGATGACTTGACTACTCCATTCTCTGCTGCAAATATGGGCAATGGTACGTTATCTCATGGAAGAATTCAAGACGCAATTCTTAATTCTGGAATAGCAAAAGTATTTACTGATGAAAAAACTGGCAAGCCAACAACTGAATTTAAAATTAGTAACCAAGATCCTCCAATCTTTGGATATGGAGATGGTATTTTAGTTATTAATGATGAAGAAGTTGTATTGGAAATTAAAACATGCGGAGAAGAAGCGTTTCAATATTATAAAAGAATGAATAAGGCTAAAAAGGGCCATCTTATTCAAATACTTTTGTATATGAAAATTCTTAAGAAAAAAGATGGAGTGTTACTATATGAAAATAAAAATAACCATGAACTTCTTGCAATTCCAGTAAGTGTAAATGATTACTACAGACAATGGATAGACAATACATTTAACTGGCTAAGAGAAGTACGCAAGGCTTGGGAAGATAGAACTCTTCCTAATAAAAACTATCGTGCAAATTCAAAAATTTGTAAGGCTTGTCCAGTCCAAAAGGCCTGCGCTGATGCAGGACCAGGAGTAATTAAAATTGCTCCACTAGAAGGTCTAAGTGAAGCCGTGTAGTTGGTGCGAGAATATGTTTGATGCTACAGTAAGTTATCAAATTTACTGTAGTCCAACTTGCAGAACTGAAGCAACAAAAGTAAAAATTGCTAACAAACAGGCATTAAATAAAAGAAAAAAAAGAATTGGTAAAGATAGGAAATGTGCCAGAGGTTGTGGAACTACCCTTTCAATGTACAACGACGTTAACTATTGTCCAAATTGCACGGTAGATCCAAAAGAATTACATAGAATGCTTAATCAAATTAAAGGTTATATGCAATATGAACAAGAATAAATGGGGCTTTGCCGTTAAGCCAAAAAAAATATGTGCTATTGATGCTAGTACAAACAGCCTTGCCTTTGCCTTATTTGACAATGAAATTCTTGGTACAGTTGGCAAGATTAACTTTGAAGGTAACACAAATTATGAAAAAGTTATGGATGCATGTAATAAAACTAAATCATTTTTAGATTATTATGGAGGTTTTGAAGCCATAGTTATTGAACATACCGTGTTTATGAATAGTCCAAAAGTTGCTGCAGATTTAGCACTTGTTCAAGGGGCCTTGTTAGGAGCAGCAGGATTAACTGGCACAAAAGTTATAGGAACAGTTTCTCCAATAACTTGGCAAAACTTTATTGGTAATAAGAAGATTGATAAAGATGAAAAGTTTGCCATACGATCAGCCAATCCTGGAAAGTCAGAGTCTTGGTATAAAACCTATGAAAGAAATTTACGCAAAGAAAGAACAATAAGGTTTATTAATATGCAGTATGATAGATCTATAACTGACAACGATGTAGCGGATGCTTGTGGTATTGGGCATTGGGCTATAAAAAACTGGGATAAAGCAATGGGAGTTGACAAGTAATGCCAGAGTTAAATGCAAACATTCCACCAATAGAATGTTATGTTCGTGGAAACTTTTTAAGAGATCAAGAAGATAGTCATGATAAGTATTTTCCATGTGTTATCTTTGGAGTTTCAAGTATTAAAAGTAGAAGCCCATTGTTTCATTTTATAATGGAAGATGGTGGAATTTGGTGGAGAATGCCTATTAATGCTTTTTGTACAAAACCAGATGTTCCAGAAGAACCAATTCACAATCTTGTTTTATGGAATTCTTTTAGTCCATATGTTTCAGTTACAAAATTTGAAAATTTAAGCAATATGAGAATGTCTTATACAGACAGAAATAAAACAACTGTACCTGGAAAGTATCTGTTTACACTTGATTGGCATAATCCAGAGACAAACATTTTAGACGATGGATATTCTGAAAATCCAGGACAACATAAATGTGGGCATGTAATTCAAAGAGATGATGGAAATTTTGCTATCCAGCCAAACAATCGTGTAAGATTAAAAGAACCTTCTTTTGTAACAAAAAAAGATTTGGTAATACAAAGGCTTATTAATACAAATAAATGGGATGTTGAAAGTTATGACAAGTGGATGCTTGAAGACTCAAACTCATACGATTATGACATCATTGAGCGAGAGGTTGACAAATAACAACATGGCTGCTAAACTGTATACATCAGAAGTCTTTATGCGTAAACGATATGTTATGGATAAAAAGACTCCAGAAGAGATTGCTAAGGAGTGTGGATGTACAGTAGAGACTGTTTACGTTTACCTTGCAAAATTTGGATTAAGGAAGTCTAAACGATGAGCGATAATTTAAACATTACGGTTGATCAAGTTAGCCATCCAGCACACTATACAACAGACCCATCTGGCGTTGAGTGTTTAGAGATAACTAGGCATAGAAATTTTAATATAGGTAATGCTATCAAGTATCTTTGGAGAGCAGGATTAAAAAATGAAGACAAACATGTTGAAGATTTAAAGAAAGCAATTTTTTATATTCAAGATGAAATCTATAGAATTGAAGGATTAAATCATGTCAACTGAAGTTGAACTTATTGAACATCTAGATCAGATTAATAAAGTAGTAGAAGAATATTTAAAGGGCAGTGACCCAACTAAAATATCAAAAGATTTAAGTATGCCTAGAGTTAGAGTTGTTGCGCTTATAAATGAGTGGAAAGTTATGGCTTCTGCTAACGATGCAATTCGAGGAAGAGCAAAAGAAGCCCTAGCAGCAGCAGATCAACACTATGGTAAGTTAATTTCTAAAGCCTACGAAGTTATTGATGAGGCTGGATTAAACAATAATCTTGGAGCAAAGACTAACGCAATTAAATTAGTATTAGATATTGAATCTAAAAGAATTGATATGCTACAAAAAGCAGGGTTGCTAGAAAATAAAGAATTAGCAGAAGAGATCCTAGAGGTTGAACAAAAACAAGAAGTATTGATTGGCATATTACGTGATATTGCTTCTGAGTACCCACAAGTAAGAGATGAAATTATGAAAAGGTTGTCATCTATTGCTAAAGATAATGAGGTAATAACAATTGTCCACGATGTTCAATGAGTTTTTAGAAGTACTTGAAGACAATAATTTTTTAGAAATTCCAGTAGATGCTAAAACATTTATTGAGTCTCCAAACTATTTAGGTCAGCCACCATTATCAAAAATACAATATGAAATTGTTGAAGCAATGAGCCAAATATACAAACAAGAAGATTTAGAAAAAATAATGGGAACAGTGGAAGGTAAAAAATATTATGACAAATTTACTAAAAACGAAATTATTCTACAACTTGGGAAGGGTAGTGGCAAAGACTTTACTTCGACTGTGGCTTGTGCCTATATTGTTTATAAGTTATTATGTCTTAAAGACCCCGCAAGATACTTCGGAAAACCAAGCGGAGATGCAATAGATTTAATTAACGTTGCTATAAATGCTCAACAGGCTAAGAACGTTTTTTTCAAAGGATTTAAAAATAAAATTGAAAAATCTCCTTGGTTTTCAGGAAAGTATAATGCAAAAGCAGACTCTATTGAATTTGATCAATCAATAACCGTTTATTCTGGACACTCAGAAAGAGAGTCTCATGAAGGTTTAAACTTATTGCTTGCAGTACTTGATGAAATTTCTGGATTTGCTTCTGAAGTTGGAACTGGCAATGAACAGGGAAAGACTGCAGAAAACATTTACAAAGCCTTTCGTGGTTCTGTAGACTCTCGTTTTCCAGATCTTGGCAAGGTTGTATTGCTTTCTTTTCCAAGATATCCAGGAGACTTTATATCGGAAAAATATGATAGCGTAATTGCTGAAAAAGAAGTTGTTGAAAAAACCCATAAGTTTATTTTAAATCCAGAACTAGGAGACACCCCAGACAATTCATTTGAAATTTCCTGGGATGAAGATTATATTATTTCATATAAGTTTCCTGGAATCTTAGCATTAAAAAGACCAACATGGGAAGTAAACCCAACAAGAAGTATTGAAGATTTTAAACATGCATTTTATACAGACTTAGGTGATGCAATGATGCGCTTTGCATGTATCCCAACATTTTCATCAGATGCATTTTTTAAACAAAAAGATAAGTTAGTTAAGTGTATGACATTAAGAAACCCACTAGATTCTAATAGAAGGTTTGATGAATCTTTTAAACCAGA